CAGCATTTCCATCATCTTGTCGGTGTACCCCTCTGTCATTAATAAATACATTATGTGACATTCCCTCTGCCGTTGTTTCGAGAACACAATCATGAAGGGTCGCTACGCGATCCCCAGTATGGTATCCCTCACCCTCATCCCAGAACCCTCCTCTTGCTACTGCCTTGGGTGTAGATGCTAATGCCATATTATTAACACTTTATAAAGGAGATATCGTTAATGAATTTCTCAATCTTCCCAGTAGAAGTAATAAGAAATTTGGGGTTAGGAATATAAGTTCTCACCGTGATATTAATAGCCTTCTTCAATACCCGTGCTTCCTTATCTCCCGCAGTTACACTACCTGTATCATCTTCACTATCTATGTACCCCTTAACTAAATTAGAAAAGGGTGTATGCAATTCCATTTCAGGGTTAAACTTAAGCCTAATTTGCTCTAGTATTTGATCCATATCAGCCATATACTTTGTCCATATATTAACTTGATACCTTATGTTTACTGGGCGCGGGGCAAAGCTGAGCACCCTAAAAGCACGATGCTTTTCTTGATCCCAATACTTTTCATGAACTAATACACTTTCATATCTCCTTCTTTTATCATCATTATCTGAGATAGTTTGAGAAACCGTTATTACGGGAAGGATTATATTATCTTCTTGCATTAATTTTGCTATAGCTCTTTCAGGATTAGCATGAAAACTTTTTATCTGGGTGAGCTTATTCTCTGAATCAATATACTCCACATCATTAAAGGAAGAAATCATACTACGCAGTAACTCTTTATACACTAGCGAGATCTCATTCTGAGATTTCGTCATTGCATGCAGGCGTTTTCTAAAAACTGCTTCTCTAGTTCCCCACCTTAGCCCCAAACTCTGTGGCTGGGAAGAAAGATATAGGTCAGGACTCTCTAGCGTAGTCACTACTGACCCTGACATATTTCCTACTGGTGGCAGGCTATGCATCTGCGCCTCCCTCGTAGCCTCCTAGAGCATCCGAGACCTCAGAGAGGGGGGTGTCCTGAACATCTGGTGCGTCCCGTAGGAGCCTCGCAGAGCACGCTAGATGGTACACTCCGTAAGCCTCAAAACTATCCTCTACAACCTCAAAGATCTCATAGGACTGATCCTGGAAAGCGGGCTTAACTATATCTCCAGGGATTATGGAACGTCCTAGCTTACGCTCAACGTAGCTCTTATTAAATGTGAATAACTGATCGTTAGTTAACTCAATACCAAATTGGGTTAGCTCCTCACTCATAGCAATAGGCTCATAGTGACCATGTACCACAATAGCATTCTTAGCTACGGGTTTATTTCTAGATTCCATGTAGACAGGATCATAATCATCAGTTTGAAAATATTTATATAGATAGAACTTGGAACCAGCTAGACGAATCAGTTCATCATCCACTAAATTGAAAAGATTTATATCAGCATTATTCTGATCAAATAAACTAAGTAAGCTGTCCTCACCATCAAGGTCAGGAAGCTCTGGTAGTTTAGTTGTTACTTTCCAATTTTTTTTAGACATTTATTTACCTGTCTTAGCTGCCTGCCTGCTTCCTAGCTGCGTCCCTCTTGGCTCTTATTTCGGCAGTCTTTCTTTCCAGGGCTGCTCTCTCGGCGGGGGTCATCTTTCTTGGGTCCTTGGGACCTTCCCCTGGCTTGAAATCCGATCCTGATCCTGTCTCTCTTCGTCTTGGATCATCAGGATGTTCACCGTGTTCAGGATCGTATCTCTCGCTTTCTGGGCCTGGGGGACCTCTTCTTTCTGCAAGAATTCTTCCGATTCTTTGGTACTCAGTCCAAGCTTTTAGTGCATGTTGTTTCTCTGCTGTAGGTCTTTTCACGGGTAATGGTTTCTTAAGGCGTGCTACCTCTTGTTTTGCAGCCTCTTCCCCTGTTGTGGTTTGGCCCCTCTCACCTCCTGGCTTGCCTTTAGTGGTTGTTACCTTTCCTGGCAATCCGGTTCTCCCTATTTTTAAACGATCTCTTGACGGTCTTGTTTCCATCAAAGCTTTAACAAATTTGCTCCTAGGTTTGGGAGGAGTAATGAATCTTTCGGCTAAGTAATTTTTAATTTTTTCATGCATAATATTTTCCTTTAGAACATTGTGAATACTGGTGGTTCTTCGATCTCAAAGAGAAGCTCTTCCTTTAATGTAGCTTTATCTTGTGTACTCTGTTGTATTAGAGCTTGACCATTCAACTTCGCCCCTCCACCAGGAGACGGGAGAGTTGCATACTTACCTCTAATTTCTCCTAGTATTCCCATAGCTGCTGCTAAAGCATACCTCTGCATCCAGTTCTTATAATAAGGATGCAGGGTGGCTGCGTCTAAGGCTCTGAATACTAAGATTACTGTTTGCGTGTCTAAGATTGGAGTAGGATATAATTGAAGTATATTTCCATTGATTATATCCCATGCTCCATCCTGGCTTAGAACTTTCCTCATCGTTTCCAGGTGAGTCTGAAGAAGATAAAATTCTGCTATATTAAAATTACTAAATAGGAAATTATCTTGGAAATATTTGATAAAGAAATCAAACTCTAATGTGCCTGCCATATTTTGAATACTAAGAAGACTCTTCTTGTAAACCACATAGCTTAGATTATATGCGATATGCATAGGTAGCATGTATGCATTTATCCCTCCTGAACACTGGAAGGTAGCCACCTGAGTAGTCCAAAAAGGAGCATGATAATCAAGGTTGGTAATAGCTTCATCAATAGCAGTTCTAAGTTGAAAATCTGTAAGCTCAACGCGCACCACAGGATGCCCCAACCGTGCAAGTACAAAATCTCGAATAGTTTTTTCAAAATCTGTAAACTCTACAGGATCAGAGAGGGTGGAGATATTTAATTTACTAGCGTCTATAGCTGTAGAATAAATATCTGTATCACCAAGTAACCTACCTCCATAGGTTCCAAAGGTGTCTCCATACCCTAATAGTTTAGGATCAACTCTGGGTGCTGCTGCTATTGGCATTGATAGTCTTTGCTTCTATTGAATCGCTAAAGGTATTTTTCTTAAGTTTACCCTTTTTCTTTGCTGTAATTTTCTGAGGTTTAATACAATTTAAATATCTTGAATCTATAAAATGTGCTGATTCAAACAACTCTCCTGGTCTAATTTCTACGATTTTATCATCCACACATAGGAGCATATTCCATCTGCACTTACTTTTGTATTTGTACATAAAAACCTCTACTGTATATAGGAAGGGAAAGGGGGCCAGAGGAGAACAAATCCTCTGACCCCCTTGTTTTTTTATCTTACTTCAGATTAAGAAACCACCGAAGTACCCAAATTAGTAGTATTCCTAGCGAAGGGCTGGAACATCCAGTTAGCGGTAGGACCAATGATTCTAACAATCCGATAGTACCTGTTGTAAGGCTCAAGTGTTACCTTACCATAGCGAGTCAGAATACCCTTCCTGGGCTGGAAGGACTCTGGATCAACGATGGTGGGTAGCTGCTGGAGTGGAATGTAGGGTGCGTAAACAAAACCCGAATCCATAGCATTCGAACCTTTATAGCCAACCATAATCTCGTCTTGAGGATACATAGGATCAACATAGAGATCATAACGTCCCATAAACTTGCCCCTAAACTCAATGCTGTTCTTACCAATATTGGTAGGACCATCCTGAGGCAGTACGCCTCCTTCAAGCTTGGCAGCAGACTCAAGCATCGAAGCAACAAGAGGAGAAGTTAGGAGCCAGCTACCAGGACCGCGCCATGTAGTGCGATAGATATCTTGCGAAGCGATATTGATTACCGCAAGCAAGTTAGCATACATTTCGCCAACGTGACGAGGATACAAGCTTAATGAAGACTGGCTGAAATCACATACAAAAATGTTTGATTGAGGAACATGAGCACCTAATGAAGTTGCAGTTGCGCCCCCTGCTCCACCAGCGAAATCATAGGTATACTGAACAGGAACGAAAGTACCTGTAACATCAGCATTAGTAATACCTGGGAAGGTAGTACCAGCAGAACCCATATTAATGTAGCTGCTGTCCGTCATATTAAGGTTAGATCCACCTAAGTTACTACCGTGTAGACCATAAGCAATCATGCGAAGGTCTTCAATAATTTCACGGTCGATCTCAAGCTGAAGTTCCTTAGAAAGGAGATCAGTAAGCTCACGCTCAAGGTCAAGGTTGTGATAAGCCTTAAGGTCTTGAGAAGCCTCAAGAGTCCAAAGAGCCCTCATCTTACGAGTGTTAGCCACAACAGCTTCCTGCTCGATGTGGAAGGTCATCTCGGGGATGCCCGTACCAGTCAGACGCTCACCAGCAGAGAGTTCAAAGCCTAGAATCGAACTTGTGTTAGGCCATGCAGCGATTCTACCTCCGACAGTACCTGAAGCAGCACCAGCACCTAATATTGAAGTACCCGAACCAGCTAGGACGTTAGAAACATCGAATCTGGCTTGAGCATCATCACCATCTAGACCAATTCCCCCACCAGCACCAGTATCAGTAAGGAAAGTACCTGAGTACCCGTGAAGTCCTACGGTTTCCTGTGCGCCGAGCGCGGCAGAAACAGAACCAATACTAGAGGTAGCCAGTCCGCGATAGGTAAGGTTGAACTTACTGTAAACGTTCTGAATATCACTACTCTGTGAAGCGCCATTCTTAGCGCGGTCATTACCAATATAAAATACTTGGCTTACGGGGCCTTGCATAGGCTGAACACCAACGATTTTGTTGGCAATAAGATCAGGGTATACGCGGCGAACAAGAGGGAAAGCAAACTTTTGGAAAGTACCAAGCTGACCAGTTGTGGTAGCAGCGTTAGTAATAGCCTCATTTAGCTTATCCTCTACAATAGACTTAGCTTGGTTCTCAAGAAGTTGAGCAGTTACTCTACGGGTGTAATCATCATCAACACCTTCAAGTACTGGCTCCCATTTTTGGACAAGCTTTTCATCATGATTATACATCACATCCATAATTAAAAATCCTTTTTACTATTAAGAGTTAGGGAAAGGCATGAATTTCATTACCTCATCTGTTAGAAACTGATTACTGTCAGTTCTTTCTTCGTTCATCTCCCTATCCGCATTGGAGATAACAACAGCTTTTTCAGATGAGACAAATGCCTCGTCCTTGGAAGCCTCTAAATTTTCAACTTCTTCACGAAGCTGTACATTAACACTTTTAAGTTCTTTAACCGAAGATTCAGCTAGAGAAGACTTGCTATCCAGAACCTTTAAAGTTCCTTGAAGCTTCTCATTCTCATCTACGAGTTTATTTACTTGGTCTACAAGCACATCAAACTCCTCTTGCATCTCCTCATAATTATTCGTCATTTCAGAGAGTGCATTCTCTTCGTCTCGGTTAGAGAGTTCCAGTGACATCAAAGTTCTTACTGATTCAAATAATTTAGCATTTCTAAATACTTCATTATCTTCGGATAATTCTGTAAGAGCTTGTTCTTTTAATTGATCTACCTTTGTTCTTAGAAAAGCATTTACTTTTGCTTCTAAGAGGGTGATTTTTTCTTCTACCTGTTCATTAATGGTGGCATCCACCATCTTAAAAATGGTCTCAACAGTAGACTCATCTAATCCTTCAGGTAAAATTTCCGCAATCGTTTTTATATTACTCATAAGTTATAAATCTCCTATGCACAAGTATTTACTACCGTTAGCAAATAAATTTACTTTTTTTTTAAAAATGTAGGTGTTAAAATTTCCACCCTAATGCTTCAGCAATCAGCCTGCCGATTTGTTTGTAACTCGTCTCGGTTAGATCTCTCTCAAGTCTACTACCTGCTCGTCCCGAAGTTTTTTCCCTCCTGAGTTGAGTTGAAAAGCTCTGCTTAGATCCTTGTTGGGCTGCTTTGACAGCAGCTAATCTAGCTTTGAGTTTCTTTTGCGCTTCAGCAGACGCCACTGCTCTCTCGCCTTTTTCCCGTGCAGCTTTAGCAGACGCCACTACTCTCTCGCCTTTTTCCCGTGCAGCTTTAGCATCTCTCGCAGTATCTTGAACTCCTTGCCCGCCCGCCTCCATAGATCCAGCCTTAGGGGCCAAAGGTGTCGAAGGTGTAATAGTCGCGGTAGGTGCTTTACGTGTGCGGCCCGCACGACTCGCACGGGATGCCCGCCTAGCTAGTAACTCGCGGTGCTGAAGGTCTGCACGCTCCTTCGCTATTACATTTTGAACTGGGGCTATGGTACTTCCCACAGCCCCCCTAACCTTTTTTCCTAAATCAGCCCTTGTTGGTGCAGTTTGAGTATAGACTTCATTTACCTTAGCATTAATAACCTCAGCAATTCTATGCCAATGACCATCAGCTTTTACTAGTTCGAAAGCTTCCTTTTTTAAAGTAGGTAGTTCTCCTCTAGCAGCACGCTCCCTTGCTTCTCTGGCTTTGTCAACTTTTTTAGCTACATGCCAAGGTTTACCTCTTGTTTCTCGTTTTCTTGCTGCGCTTGATTCGTCAACCCAAGGCTGATAAGCTTTACGCATTTTGGATTCAAGCATGGTAACAAAGTTACTTTCTTTCTGTAACTTACTTTGGGTCTCTCTTACAAACTTGGACTCAGTGGACTCAGCAAGACCAGGGTAAGCTCCTCTCGTAGATGGATCCGCTACGAGGTCGAAAGTTACTAATTTAAAGTCTTCATTTACCACCTTATTTCCTCGATGATCTTCAGAGAGAGTACCCATCCCTCTAGAAGAAATACCAATCTTTACTCCCCCATTAATGAGGGCTTGAGCGGTAAGACCAGCAGGAGTTTTAAGAACCTCAGCTTCTCCTATAACCTCATTCCCCTTCATCTCTAGCTTTGTAACTAAGTGGGAAGCATTAGACAGTCTAACTATTTCGTTTTGCGGGTGGTCAAGCTCTCCACAGAGCCTTCTCTCTGCGATTAAAGGCTGTAATTTACTTATTTGCCCTTCTAGAACAGTAGTAGGATAAACTCTACCATTATTATTCGCTTCCATAGCCCGTTGGAATGTTCCCCTAATCTTCATTGTCCTATTTTTAGTACCCTCTTCTAGAACTTGAAGATTTTCTATAATAAATACATCTTGTAATAACTGCATCTTATTTTCCTTTATCTAAACGCCCGTCTTTGCCACCTATCCCTCGTTTTTTTCGGATAGTCCTGCTGCCATACTTTTTAGCTAACTTTTTAGAAGCAGTTCCATACCTTAGCATAGTACGGGCTGCATGTTTTTTAACACTAGGAAAGTCTGCTGAAGGTGTTGCACTTCCTTTAGTAAACCCCTTCGCAATTTTTCCTCTACCACTTTTTTCTCCCCATTTCCCCTTAGAAGTAACATATAACCTGCCTGCTGATTTGGTAGACCAAATTTGACCGTAGTAAGTTTGGCTTAGAGCATCTTTAATACTTTTATATGTTTTTACTCTACCCTTAGGGGCTTTGGTTACTTCCTTTTTAGTTCCTTCTTTAGATGTATACTTCTTGCGTCCTGCTATACTTCCCCGCGCTTCGTGTAGTACTTCTAAAGCTTCAACTAAATTCATTTATTTACTTCTTCGCCTCTTGATGGCATCTTTTAAAACTGCTTTTGCACTTTTAAAGTTACTAGGAAGAGTAGCTTTGGTAGAAAGTGCATACCCCCTCTTGGGTTTGAATGTACTTCTCTTACCAGGACCCGCTAGGTTTACTCCAATCTGACCTGTAGTAGTAGTTGCCATTGTCATTTCAGATAAAAGTACTTTAACCTCTTTAAGAAGAACCACAAGTTCATCTACCTTATTTTCAGAAATCAAAGGGGAACTAGTCTCCTCAGGTTCCTCTGCGTGAGTCTCTTCTACAAGAGTCTCTTCTACATCAACCAATTCCTCTTCCTCAGACGAAGGAACAAACTCCTCTCCCAATATTTCCTGCATAAAAGACGCAGGAACTTTTACATTCCTGATATCTTTCCCCGCAGGAGCTTGTTGAGGTGTGTTTGTAGACATAGAAGGAGGTGCAATTTTTCCCTCTTCTATATCTTTTACTTCATCTAAAATTAGATCTGCCGCAAAGTCTGCAATACTCTTCATCAGAATTTTAGGCTACTTATTCTGCTTCTGATTGGCCTATTAGAAGATCTTGAAGGGCAGCATCAATTACCTGATCCATGTCTTCCTCATCTTCGTTTAATGAAGATAGACGATCTACAAGACCTAGTACCACATCTAAATGTTCAATAAGGCTATCTTCGTCAATAGCTTCTTCCAAATGGGACATGCAGAGAGGGCAAACATGAGCAGTTTCTTCTTTTACAAACTTCTCATCCTCATCGTCGCCGTTGCCGTTGCCATTATCGTCGCCGTTGCCATTATCTTTGTCCTTCTTTTTCTTCTTCTTGTCCTTGCCCTTGTCCTCGTCCTTATCCTTTTTGGCTTCCTCTATAACCTCTTCCTCTTCAACTACCTCCGTAGCCTCTGAGAGAGTTACACCAACTTTACTCCAAGCGGCAGACTCTAAAAGCGTCTTACGATACTCATCAGTTAATCTGAAATTGTCCATAATATTTATCCTTTATTAAAATTGAGATTCCTAATCTCTACCTGTATTTAGCAAAGTTCTCAATATAAACCGTTTTTATTTTATTTTTTGTCTATACTAACGCCTAGCAGCGCGAGCCTTAGTTTTGGCATCGGCGGGAGGTGCTCCTAATGTTGACGAATTAAACTTAGTAGTGGCAGGGGGGAGTACATACTCATAAGGAGGCACCAAAAATCCCTTTGTATTTAATGATCGTATGGGAGGAAATTTGTCCTCGGTAAATGTAGTTTTCCTAGCCATGATTCGGGTAAGTGGGTTAGGTCCTGAGTTCCTTGTGGGTTGTACTAATTTAATATTTTTAATTAGTCCATCCTCTATTTTAGGTAATAAATATACAAAATTCTCTAATATCATTCCTTTGTTATATTCTTCGCCTGCTAGTCTAAAAAATACATCTGATTTATTTAAAATATATCCAATGCCTTCTCTCTCTAGAACATAATTATCGGATAGATTTTCTATAATCTCTTTTATTACCCTGAATGTAGTTTTACTTAGAGTAGGTTGTTGCCCCTCGCCTTCCTTATATCCTGTTTTAAATATAGCTGCCCCAGGATCTAATGAGACTTTTAAAGCTGGGTTTGGTACAGATAGAGGCTGTCCATATACATCTACCTCTGAAGTCCCTATTAACTCAACCTTAATCCAAGGAGGATATGCAAGCGCATTTCCAGGTTTCCTATAGAGGAGAGGAGCAGTAGGCAGAGTTCTAGTTACAATACCATCTGTTATGGATTGAATTGTTGATTTAGTAGCAAAAGTAAGGTACTCCTCTTTATTGGTTGGAAAAATAATATAATACCAAGGAAGTTGTCGAGGAAATATAGGTTTAGTTTTGTTATTTTTGGGAGCATTATCAACAAAATCTTCTCTAGTAACAGAAAACTCACCCCCTGATGTCATGTAGTGTAGCATGATATCATCATAATGAATTGTTTGTGACGCACCATTAATTCTATATTTAATTAAACTATTAATCGCAGCTAGTCCCTCCGTAGTTGTATGATCCATAATTTCATACGTAGCTTTAGTTTTGCCCAGGTAAGGTGTTTTAATCGTAGCCAAAGACTCAACCGAACTAGGAACCAAGGTCGCAAAATAAAAATTTTCCCACTTCTTATCTATAGAATAATCAAATTCTATATTAGAATCATACATAGCTGATACACTAAATGTTTGGCCCCCCGTTCCTCCCAATAATCTTTCCACCTGTCGCAGATAGAGGGGATCAGCCACATAAGCATGATCGAGTTCGGAAGTTAAAAATAATTTATATAGTGTAGAGTCTGCCCTAATATTAATATAATCACCATCCTCTATAGTAATATTAGTCCTGTCTATTACTACATCATCATCTCCGATAAAGAATTTTTTTATCTCCCCATTAATTGTAATAGGAACAGCCTTACTTATATCAGTTGCTAATACCTTTGTTAGTTTCGCAACTTGTTCTTGTCGTTCTGTTGCTCCTGGTCTACCTGGAATTCTTAATGGACGGGATAATTCTCCTGTAGGATCAATTGGAATTTTATTATTTTCTAAAAGATTTAATGCAGCAACTGTATTAACAACCCCACTCCTACTTGGAATAATTTTAATAGGTTCGGTTTTCTGCTTACTAATAGATTTAAGTACACCCATATCCAAGCTATTAATTGTTCCGTCTATTATTCGCGTTCTAATAATTTCAGCAATTTGAGCGGGTCTTAATAACTCCCCATCAAAGTGTTTTATTCTTGAAAGTATACGAAGAGCTTGAGGCTTTAAACTTTTTATAATATTTTCAGTAGGAAGAAGATCATAGACAGGGGAACTATCCCAGTCGTTATAAGTACCATTTATATTTTTAGTATACTCAATGCTGGGGTGTACACGTTTTTTAAAAACAGAAGTACTTCCTGTATTTATGATGGGAGTAGGATTTGAAGGAGCAGTGTACACAGGATCGACTACGACTCGCTGATCCTGCAACGCAGTAGGATAATTGGTACTAATATAATTTGTAATAGCAGGATCTTTTAAATCTAATGTTAGTTTTCCCCTAGAAGAAGTTATGACAGGACCCGTATTTGGCATCATTGTTTCACCTCCTCCTCTAAGCCTAGTTAGACTTCTTTCAACAAATCGTCCCAATTTATAACTCAATGGCTCGCTATCACAATTTGTACTTACCCGTATTCGTACATCAGGGCAACAGGTTACATTCAAAAAACCTTCAGCATCCTTATCAGAACAGCATTTAGTGGGACTATCAGGATCTGGCTCACAACCAGCCCCTAAGTTCTCAGCGGCCTCCCCATTTTCATCAACATCAATAGTTACTTCTCCAGGGGGATCAGTTGATGCAGCTTGTTCGTGTGCTGCGGCTAAAGCTTCAACCCAGGCTGGATTATGTCCTGGATCTAATAGCGGCGCACCTATATTTACACAAGTTTGTGCAAGTTTCCATTCCAACTCTTCACACGGAGGCTGAGGAGGGTCGTCCTCATCACAGTTCTCTTCACATTCACCTTGCGTGAGGTATGTTCCCTGGCTTGATTGAAAACAATTTCCTGTTTCAGGATTACATTCCCACTTAGGACAATTTACTTCAGCATCAGCAATACATTCTGTCCAGCTATCATATAAAGTACCTGCTCCTTCGCAAGCCCCAGGGTCATCATCACAACTTACACACGATTCTGCGTCAGTACATACAAAGAATTCTTCTTCCTCTTCAATACAATTATAACTTGAATTAGGGTCATTAGCATTAGCTAGACATTCTACCTCAGTAGAAAAGGTGCCCTCAGTAGCAGATTGTTCACAAACTGTTTCAGATGTGCAATGCCACAACGCACACTCCCCTGGTTCATTACTATTCGCTGTACACTCGGCCTCATTAGTATAACCAGTATTCCCGTGAGGCTCAGTCCCTATATCTTCTCCCTTTTCGCAATGAAATTGTCCAACACAATACCATAAATCAGGATCTGGCCCACCACACTCACCCTCATCCCAATTGGCTAAACAGTCTGGTTCATTACCCCATCCAGGCCCCTGATCATGCTCATCACAAACATGAGGATCTGAGTCTGGAACGCACCTCCAATATATGCTAGGTGGTTCTGGGTCTGGGTCGATGTCCTCTGGGTCTATCCCACCACCCGACATAGGCACAGGTTCTCCCGCACCAGGAAGCGCATTTGAGATTCGGCATACACAATCTACTAGAGGATTTCCTCCTCCCTCGCCCCCTCCAGGCCCCCCTGGCGGTTTATAACCAGGAGGAGGGCCAGGAGGGGGATCATCAGGTTCAGGAATTTGAAACCCTGGTGGTCCTGTCGTTCCACCACCTCCAGGGCCACCTCCCCCCCAGGGAATAGGAAACCCTCCTAGAACGTTCTTTCCAGCAACGAGTGCCCCACACCCAAAATCAGCCATCTAACTTATCCCAGCCCATGAGGCGGGATTGTGATCGGGGATCCACCAGGAGGTAAAGGAGCAAAATGGCGATAAGCATCACTGTCCATAACTGTAGTTACAGTCCATTGAACAGTTGGAAGACTACAATGCCCTATTCTAGGATTTCCCCAATATCCATTTACGCCAGGGACGTTGCCTGTTCCTATAATTGATTCATCATGTTCTAACATTTTTCGTACAGGAACAACAAACCCTGCCCAATTACGGCTGTCCTGGTGGTTTCTGTTGGAATACAGTGGGCTACCCGTCGCGCTTCGAGCATTAGGAGGAATCATATGTAAAGGTGCATCAGGCACGGGGGTCTCCCAAGGATTACCCTGATTTATGTCACGGGCATTAAATGCATAGTAAATAGTAAAATGATCTTTTCCTTTTTCAACCCAAGATCCAAAAAAAGTAGCTGCTGCCGCGTCTGGGGTGTGGGTCGGTCTCGACCGCCCAGAAAAATTTTGTGCTACACAGTTTATAAGTTTAACTTCTACATTATAATCCATCATATTAGGAAGAGCAACAAAATCAATTCGTTTTTTTACATAGGTAAAAAATACTCTAGAAAACGATCCTGACCCTATGGGATATAAACATAATTGTAGGTTTGGACCCACCGTGCAACTTTCTGAATTATAAAAATAACTAAGATCGCTTATGGTGGTAGTACCATATTGGGCTCTAGAAACTCCCGCAATACTGCGGCCCTCGGGACCACCGTGGATCATGCCTTCGCTTGGAACAAAGTCTGCGGACATAAAATGACTCATATAATCATTAGGGCACCTTCCTATTGATGGATTCCACCCCCCCGTAGGAATATTATTAGGATGCTGAACCCACTCTGAAAGGTCCCATTCTGGGAACGTTGGTATATTAGCTGGATCTGTACCCAGATTATACCCAGTTTGTGGGTCATTCATCGCAGCGAAAACTCCACTATCATTCCAAGTAGCGTTGTAATCACTTTGACCATTATTTTGCTCTCGATGTTCAAAATCATATATTGCTGCTTCAGGTCCAAATTGCATCCCTCCATAGACATATCCCATTATAGAAAATCCACTTTGAGGAATAATCGCGTCTGGAATGTTATTAATTTCTCCTTGTAA